GGAAGTCGCAGAAGAATTAAATGAAGAATCAACTGAAGAAGTAGCTGAGGTTGAAGCTGAAGAAGAAGTTGAATTGATGGAAGGTTATGTTACTGAAGAAGATTTTAAATCTGCCATCTCTGCAATGAAGTCTGAACTTGATGCTCTTAAAGAAGCTGTTAAAGGCGAACTACAAGAGTACAAGAGTCAAAAAGAAGATTTGTCTAAGCAATTAGAGAAGCTATCTGAAGAACCTGCTGCCGAACCAATCAAACATAGTCCAGAGGCAGACTCAAAAGGTAAGTTGGACATCAACCTAAACAACTCTAACAGACCCGTTAGTACTATGGGTAGAGTTTTAAGTAGAATTAATTCATAAATAATAAATAACTAAAATCAATTAAAATGGCAGGAGGCGAAAGTTTAACCACACCGATAACCACTACTTATGCAGGGGAGTTTGCAGGAAAATATATTTCTGCTGCCCTATTGAGTGGTTCAACATTGGCTAATAATCTAATTACGATTAAACCCAATGTGAAATTTAAAGAAGTACTAAAGAAAGCTGTATCTGGCGATATCGTAGCTGATGCAACTTGTGACTTCACTAAATCAACAGGAGTACTCGCTTTGAGTGAGAGAATCCTACAACCTGAAGAATTTCAAGTAAATTTGGAGCTTTGTAAAAAAGATTTTGTATCTGACTGGGAAGCGGTTCAGATGGGATATTCTGCTTACAGTGACCTACCCCCAAATTTCTCTGATTTCTTGATTGCTCATGTAGCTGACAAAGTAGCTCAAAAAGTAGAGCAAACTGTATGGAATGGCACTAACGCAACTGCAGGAGAATTTGATGGGTTCCTTACTACTTTAGGAGCTGATTCAGACGTAAATGATGTTACGGCTACAAGTGGTGTAAGTGCTATATCTGCCAGTAATGTAATCCAAGAAATTGGTCTTACTGCAGATTTAATTCCGTCTGCCGTATATGGAAAAGAAGACTTAACTATCTATGTTGCTTCTAACGTATATAGAGCTTATGTGAGAGCTTTAGGAGGCTTTTCAAGCCAAATTGGAGCAGCAGGTACTGACAACAAAGGTACTCAGTGGTTCAACGGAGGAGCATTGACATTTGATGGTATCAACGTAGAGTTGGCGCAAGGTCTACCAAGCAACAAAATGGTTGCTGCTGAGAAGTCTAACTTGTTCTTTGGAACTGGTCTACTATCTGACCATAACCAAGTTAAAGTTATTGATATGGCTGATATCGATGGGTCTCAAAACGTAAGAATCGTTATGAGATATACCGCAGGTATTCAACATGGAATTGGTGGAGATGTTGTACTTTACTCTATCTAATAAATAATTAACCAAGAAATAAGGGTGGGTAAGCCAAGTGCCTACCTACCCTTTTTTATTTAAAACATAAAAGATATGAGTTGTGATTTAACTGGTGGGAGACTAAAACCATGTAAAGATGCTGTAGGTGGTATAAGAAAAATTCATTTTGTAGATTTCGGAGATTTAGGAGCTGTTACTGTTGGTTCTAATGATGAAGTTACAGATATGGGTGGTACTTTTACTTATCACACTTACGATGTTAAAGGTAATTCTTCCTTAGAGACAAATATTCAAAGTTCTTTAGAGAATGGAACAACATTCTTTGAACAAGTAGTAAATGTAACGCTACACAAACTAAGTAAAGAAGATAATAAGGAATTAAAGTTAATGGCATACGGAAGACCTCATGTTTTCCTAGAAACTTTTGACGGAAGCCTTCTTCTTGTAGGTAGAGAACATGGTGCTGAAGTAACTGGAGGTACTATGGTTAGTGGAACTGCAATGGGAGACCTTCAGGGGTATACTCTGACTCTTACTGCAAACGAGACCACCATGCCTAATTTTGTTGATGGAGCTACTACTGCTGACCCATTCGTAGGTATGACTTCTGCTACTGACACCCCTTCTACACAAAGGGCAGTGTAGTATTAGGAGTATAGTGTAGATTTAAAGAGGGGGCTTTATGCCCTCTTTTTTATTATATAAAACAAAAATGCAGTTTTGCGTTACTTTAGTATGGAGATTCTAACAACTTCGACATCAAATCAATCGCTCACGATTGTGCCGAGAATAGATGCCAGTTCGCCAACTTTATCCCTAACAGATAAATCCACAAGAACTACATCTACAGTAACCGTCTCAAAGACCTCACAAGGCGATTACATGGTGCTTACAGGCACTTTCTCACTTAAAGAGGGTAATCAGTATACCTACAGGGTAAAAGATGGCTCTACGGAGATATATAGAGGTTTAATATTCTGCACTGACCAAACTGGTTTAGATAAGTATTTTGCTAATACTGGAGAATATGTAGAGGAAAATAGCTATGATAACGACTTCGTAATTATATAATGAGTAAGAATAAATCAATCAAAATGGCAAGAAATAGAGCCAATGTAAACTCAATAGTAAAAAAGGTAGAACAATCTATCCATGTTATAGGATTGTCATCTTATAGTAGACCAGAGGTCAGTGAGAATGGCAGGAATGATTGGGTTGAGTATGGAGATGAGAACGATTACTTTGACTATCTAATAGATAGGTATAATGGGTCTCCAACTAACAATGCTTCTGTAAATGGAATATCAGAAATGATATACGGTAAGGGATTAGATGCCACAGATAGTGAAGATAAACCTGCTGAGTATGCTGAGATGAAAAAGCTACTTAGGAAGGATTGTATGAAGAAAGTATGCTACGATTACAAGATGATGGGACAAGCTGCTGTTCAGGTAATATATAGTAAGGATAGAAGTAAAATTGTTCAAGTAGAACACATGCCAATCGAAACATTGAGAGCTGAGAAGGTTTCTAATGATGGTGAGATAAAAGCGTACTACTATTCTTCTGATTGGATTAACATAAAACCGAGTGATAAACCTAAACGCATTCCTGCTTTTGGCACTTCAAACCAAGGCATAGAAATTCTATACATCAGACCCTACAGAGCAGGGTTTTACTACTACTCTCCTGTAGATTATCAAGGAGGGTTACAGTATGCGGAACTTGAAGAAGAAATAGCAAACTACCATATAAACAACATTCAGAATGGTCTTGCACCATCGATGCTTATCAACTTCAATAATGGAGTCCCAGATAAGGAGCAGAGAGATGAAATAGAAAGAGCTATATACAATAAATTTAGCGGCAGTTCAAACGCAGGTAAGTTTATCTTAGCTTTTAATGACAGTAAAGAATTAGCGGCTACTATAGAACCCGTACAACTTACGGATGCTCATCAACAATACCAGTTCCTTTCTGATGAGTCCATGAAAAAGGTTATGGTGTCCCATAGGATTGTATCTCCAATGCTTGTAGGGATTAAAGATAATTCTGGTCTTGGTAATAACGCAGAGGAGCTTCAGACAGCATCAGTATTGATGGATAATACCGTTATACGACCAATGCAGGTTACTATTCTTGATGAATTGGAAAGAATACTTGAATACAACAATATAGATTTAGATGTGTACTTTAAGACATTACAACCTCTTGAATTCACCGACTTAACTAACGCAGTTACCGAGTCTGAAATAGAGAAAGAAACTGGTGTTAAGAAGGACTCTCAACAAACAGAAGTTGAACCCCAAACAGAAGAAGAATAATGGCTACAGCTTTATTTATAAAACGTCAAGATTTAGTAAAGAATACAGCTCTTAGTGGTAATGTAGATACTGACAAGTTTATACAATTCATTAAACTAGCCCAAGAGATTCATGTTAGAAATTACCTTGGAACGGATTTATACAATAAGATTAGTGCTGATATAATTGCAGATACTTTGGCAGGAGACTATTTAAATTTAGTCAATGACTATATTCAGCCTATGTTAATCCATTTCGCAATGAGTGAATATCTTCCTTTTGCTGCCTATACAGTTGCTAATGGAGGTGTATACAAGCATACAAGTGAGAATAGTCAGTTAGCAGAAAAAACGGAGATTGATATATTGATAGCAAAGGAAAGAGATTATGCTGAGTACTATGCCAATAGATTTATAGATTACATGAGTTTTAACGCATCGTCTTTATTTCCTGAATACTACACTAACAATAACGAGGATATATATCCAGATAAGGATGCACTCTTTAACGGTTGGGTGTTTTAATCATGGGATATAAAAAAAAGAAGACTAAGGTTAAAACCACCTACAAGCCTAAAAAAGAAAACGAAATAAAGTTAAATAGTTATATTATAAAGGAAAAGATTTAAATGGCAAATTCGATAGGTTGGGGTAAGATTTACTGCTTTACAGAGTTCGGAAACGAAGATTTCACTGTAGCAGAGGCGATTCCTCATTTTTCATCTCCTGATTGCTTTTTAGATTCTTTACAGGGAGGACAAACAGAAACATTGGCACTAACAATAGATGACAACCAATTATACAGTGTAGATTCTATGGATTTAAGTGCTGACTTAACATTAGTAACATTATTCGAATAAAAAAAATAAATTATGGCTTCACAAAATTTAAACGTATCAACAGCTAACAGCGGACAAGGAGATAAGCTCAGGGATGCTTTTGTAAAAGTTAGACAAATGTTCGCTGAAATGTATGGCATAACATACAGCTCAGACACACAAAATTTAAGTGGCACAACTTTTAAGGTTGATGCAGACAGAGTAGAACTGACCAATACTGCTAATTCTGGTACAGATGGACATGTATTAACCTATGACGATGCAACTGGAGGATTCACCTTAGAAGAAAAATTCGATGGGGATATAACCAGTATTGCAGCAGGGGATGGTCTTACTGGGATAAATGAGAATACTGGTGCTGCTACTTTAAATGTAGTAGGTGGTGATGGTATAACTTCAACTGCTAATGAAATTGAGGTAACTGTAGATGGTTCTACAGTAGAACTTTCTGCAACTGATGGTACTGGAGCAATTAGAGTTAAAGATGATGGTGTAGACCATCAACAATTACATCCAAGTTATACAGAACTATCACCTCTAGGGACAGGAAGTGCTTTTGCTTTAAATTTTGATTCGGCAGCAACTTTCACAGCTACGATGGATAATAATTCAACATTTACATTGTCAAATGCTCAACAGGGACAGGTAATAGATTTGGTAGTAAGTGGTAATTATACCGTAACTTTTGCGGAAACAGGCTCTACCTTTAACAAGGTGGGTAGCACAAACTACGATGGCTCAAAGAATAATATAATCCAGATAATGTGTACTGATGATACAGCAGGAGCCAAAGTATATCACTTTGCAGTAGGAACTTATACATCTTCAACAACAGCATAATTATGAAAGCAAGAGTAAAAAACGGACAAGTACAGGTATACAAAACATTACCTTCTACATACACTAAGTCAGATGGAAGTGTAATACTAAACTTTAGAAAGGCATCTACAGAAGTGTTAGAATCGGCAGGATTCTACGATGTTGTAAAGCCAAGCTATGACCCACAAACCCAAACTAAAGGAGGTTTATATTTTGATGAGTCTAATTCAGTAGTAACTTATGATGTTACTGACATAGACTTTAGTCAGGAGTTTGATGTTATCGGAGAAGATGGAGAGCCAACAGGCGAAAAAGAAAAAAGGTATAAGATAGCCGACATCAAGGCGAGTAAAATCTCAGAGATAAAATCTAAAGCAGGTAGTTTGTTACAACCCACCGATTGGCAAATTATAAGAAAAGCAGAGAGGGATATTGCTATTAGTTCGGATGTTGCAACAGAAAGAGCAGGAATACTTACAGAAGCCGATAGGTTAGAAGCTGAGGTAAATGCTAAGAAGTCTTACAAGACTGCATTGCAATACAACGTACAATTTTTTCCTTCATCTGACGAAATAGAATAATATGAGTTTCAATAAGAAGTTTTTTACAACAGGAGGTATAGTAGCTTCATCTGGTGATGCGGCTTGTAGTACTGATTCGGTACAAGCATTTGGTGCAGATAATGCATTCAGTAGCAACATAGCTTTATATCAGCTTGATGGTAATGATGATGATACCACAGGTAATTATAATGGTACAATTGATACTGGTGTAACTTACTCGGCTACAGGTGCAAAGTTTGGACAGGCTGCCAATTTTAATGGTAGTAGTGCTATTGTATTGCCAAATACTATTTTATCTTCAGACTGTTCAATATCTACTTGGTTTAATTTAAATAGTAGCGGCACCACAGATACCCTTTTTGAATTTGACCACGAAAATAGGATTTTATTTAGACCACAATCAGGTAGTCATTCAGCTTATATAGGAAATAGCGGTTATTTTGACCACGGACTTTCTTTTTCTACTGGTCAGTGGTATCATTTAGTAATTACTTTTAGTGCAGGTAATCCTTTTAAAATTTATGTAGATGGTGTGTTATCTTCATATACAAGTGGAAACACAAGTGTTTATTCGTTAAATCATGATAATATTTTAGGTGCGGCAAATCCTTCAGGAGGGGCTGGATTAAATGGAAAAATAGACCAAGTAAGAATCTTTGACAAAGCTATAAGTGCAGAAGATGTAGCAACGCTTTACGCTGAAACAGAATCAACCGCATCCAATACCAATCCATTAAGCGAAGGTGCAGGTGTAGCTTTATATTCTTTGGACTACGATGCTTCGGAAGCAAGTGGATATTACGATGGCACACCTACCAACGTTGAGTTCGGAGTAGGAGGCAAGATAAACTATGGCGCAAGGTTTAATGCGACCAGTAGTAACATAAATATTGGGGGTAATGTAGTTAATAGTCTGACTAAATTATCGGTTTCTATGTGGGTGTATTGGGATGGCACAACTAATTCAAATGATGATTATTTTATTGCATTAGGAAAAGCAAGTTCAGGAAAAATATTTTCTGCTGATATAACAAATAGTACAGGAATAATTGGCTTTTATGATGGGGCATCTGTTTTAAATTCTACAGGTGCGGTATCAGCAAACACTTGGACACATATTGTTCTTACTGCTGATGCTACTGTTTTAAAAATGTATTTAAATGGTAATTTAGATTCTACCCATACAATTTCATCATTAAATTTTGATAGTAGTGGGAACGCAGGATTTATTGGCTCTTGGATAACAGGAACTGATTATGAATTTGATGGCTCAATAGACCAAGTGAGGCTATTCTCTAAAGCGTTAAATTCAACAGAAGTCAGTACCCTTTACGCAGAAACCGCTTGTGTATATGATTCCACCACAGGCGATAACTATTTTCCTTTAGCAGATGGTAGTAGTGATGCAGTCGCTTATTATAAATTAGACAATTCAGCAGAGGATTCTGTAGGTACTAACGATGGTACTGAATATAATATAGAATACAGGTTTGGTCGCTTTGGTCAAGCTGCGGTGTTTAATGGGAGTAATAGTGGTATATTTATTTCTTCAACAGGAACAAGCGTTACAGACTATGACCAAGATTTTTCTATCTCTTGTTGGTTTAGATTTGATGATGGTTCTACAGGTGGTAACAATAACTTTTTGTTTATGGGCGGTGGCACAGAAAATGTGCAAATGTGGGTAACTCTTGCTAATGGTGTTCGTTTTCAGTTATATAATAACCCAACTGTTTACAAAGTCGATACAGGAGCAATAAGCGCAAGAGTTTTTTATCATGTTGTAGCTACAAGAAGCAAAACAGATGGACTAAAAATCTATTTAGATGGTGTTGAAAAAGACACAGATTCATATATTGGAAATGCAAATCCTGCTTTAAGTGGTAAAGATTCAATAGGACAGTATTTTGATGGTACACGAAACAACTTTGAAGGACTTATAGACCAAGTACGCATCTATTCATCTGCCCTTTCAGACAGTCAAGTAACCGAACTATACAACGAAAAACCTGAAGTAGATACATCTAACTTTAAGGCGGTGTTGTATGAGGGGAATGGGGATACTTCTAATGACACCTACATTTCAAACGTTGGTATTGATTTAGAAACTAATGGTGGATTAGTGTGGGTTAAAGCAAGAACCAATTACAACCACCTACTAATGGATTCTGTAAGAGGTACTGACTCATTAACCTCCAATGACACGACTACTGAAAGTGCTAATTACAATAGATTTAAAAGCTACGAGGCTAATGGATTTATGATTAGAGCCAATAATGCTGCAGATTTGTACAAGATTAACAGGACAGGCAACGCTTATGTTTCGTGGGTATTTAAGGGCGGCGGAGAGGCAGTCAATATCGGAGTAAATACAATTACAGGCTCTACTCCTTCTATTGCATCAGATGTTAGTGCGAATACTGATGCAGGGTTTAGTATTGTAAAATATACAGGTAATTCAACAAGTGGTGCAACAGTTGGACACGGACTTTCATCTACTCCTGAAATAATAATAGTAAAAAATTTAGATGCTAATTCTACAAATTGGATAGTTAAGATTCCTTCAGTTATGCCTAATGACGAAGATTATCTATATTTAAATGAGACAAACGAAGTTCAAACCGCAGGCTCAACAACCTTTATAAGAACCGTAAATTCAAGCATTTTTACTTTGGGAGGTAGCAGTCAGACAAATTCTACAGATGATTTTATTGCCTACTGTTGGCATTCAGTTGCAGGATATAGTAAGATAGGTACTTATGAAGGAAACGGAAATACAGATGGCCCAACAATATATACAACTGATAATGGTGCATCAGATGGCAGTAATGGTTTTGAGCCATCTTGGTTAATGATTAAACAAACAAGTGGTACAAGTCAATGGCTTATAGTGGATAACACACGAAACCCATCTAATCCAGTAAATGCAAGGTTAAGGGCAGATAAAAATAATGCCGAAAGCACTTCGTATAATATTCTTAATTTTTTATCTAATGGCTTTAAAATAATTACTGCCGATAACGACCAAAACACAGACGAAGAAACCTACTTATATATGGCATTTAAATAATGGACGATTTGAAGATATTTGGCGTGTATGGTTTAAACATAGGTGCATTTGCAGTTAGTGTATCGGAAGTAAATCCTTTAATGCAATTTTTCGTGTTAACTGCAACCCTTACGTTTACGGTTATTCAGATAATAAAAGCCCTGAAAAAATAATGTACAACAGCATAAAACCTACCCAGAGCCAAATTGAAGGGATTAGAATTACCAAGATAAGACAAAGATTCAAACAACTATTTAGACCATTAAGCAGATGAAAATGCCAACAAACGGAGTAGCGAAAGACATAAGACACTTTGCAGGAAGTTTACTGGTATTTTTCTTGGTTGTTTTGATATTATTATATCTATCAAAGTATCAAATACCAAGTGAGAACGCACAAATAGTAAATACCCTTATAGGTATGATTGCGGCAAGTATAGCTATGGTCATTGCAAGTATTACTGGTAGAAACCCTGATGATTTAGATGCTGCTAAGAAGAAGATAAGCAACTTGGAGATGAAGATAGAGATGCTTGTTCAGTCTAAAGATATGCTTGAGAATATGCTTATAAAAGTACAAGACGATACCATTGATAGACTACTATTAAACAAGACACTTCAACACGATGACTGCAAAAGCGGTAAGTGTAAGTGTAAAAACCAATGTAAAAATGAGTCTTAAATATTTTAAGTATGAAGAATTTGCGTCTCCAGATGTGCCTCATTCTGGTAACTATATGGATGATGATTTTCTTACAATGCTCGACAATGCTCGTGAGTTGGCAGGGATACCCTTTAAAATCAACTCAGGATATAGAACTATCGAACATAACGATAAAGTTGGAGGAAAACAGAACTCAAGCCATATTGTGGGAAAAGCAGTTGATATTTCAATACGCAATTCAAGAGAGAGATGGATTATACTTGATGCCCTTATGCAAGTTGGATTCAATAGATTCGGTTTGGCAAATACCTTCATCCATGTCGATTCAGACGATTACAAAGACGAAGACGTTATCTGGACATACTAATACAGTCGGTAGTACGCTATGGCTAAAAAGAAGTTTAAAGATACAGCAGTAGGCTCTTTCCTACTTCAAAAGATACCTAAAGTGGTAGGTGCAATAGCACAAGACACTCCTGTAGGGAACGTAATAGAAGCTATTATAGGAGGTTCTGACATGAGTAGCGAGGATAAGGACATCGCACTAGAGAAACTACGCTTAGAACGCTCTGAAATGGATGGTGTTACTCGAAGGTGGGTAGCTGATAGCAGAAGTGGGTGGTTAGCTCAAAATGTAAGACCACTAACCTTAGTATTCCTTACTATCTCTTATGTGGCAGGGTGGTACATGGGTTATCCTTTAGATTCAATAACAGGGTTACTTACTATAGTTATCGGTGGATACTTCGGTTCAAGAGGTGTAGAAAAGGTATTTGGAAACAATAAACATAAATAATGGCAAAACAACAAATATCCGTTCACTACAAAAAAAACAAAATAAAACGCAAAGGTGTTCATGCTAAATCTAAAAGCAGTGCGCTCAAGTCCTCCAAGAATTATATAAAAAAATATAGAGGACAAGGTAAAGTTTAAGGTTAATGTTATATATTTGTGATGAGTTTATATCATATACTCGTATAGTTTTTTAATGGTTTATCCTTTTGAAAGTGGTTTGGTTTTTACTGAGCCACTTTTTTTTGGCAGTTAGAGATTTAATCGTTAGATTTGTAGATAACTTAAAATTATACGTTTATGAATAGAGATAAACTAGCAAAACTCTACAAGAAGTATGAGCTTAGTTCTGATGAAATATTCAAGCATCAGCACTATATGATTATCACCAGAGCAGGTATCGACAAGATACAGGCTATAGAGGGTATCAACATCGAGTATGATGTCATTAATTCTTTACCTAACTTTTCAGTGGTTAAAGCCAATGCTAATAAAGGGGAAAAGAATATAGAAACCTTTGGTTCTGCCTTAAAGGGAGAAACCCATAGGGATGGAAACTGCAACACTTGGTACGTCATGGAAATGGCTGAGAAAAGAGCTATGAGTAGAGCTGTACTAAAGATGACAGGATTCTATGAGTTAGGAGTCTTTGGAGAAGATGAATCTGAGGATTTCAAAAGAAAGAATATTTAACCTTTATTTTATAATTATGAATAACAATTCACCAAAAAAGTACGTTGGAAACGGAAAACAAGTTGTAAATCAATCAACTGGAGAAAAGTACCGATTAGTAAACTTCTCTATTGCCATGAGCAAAGTGAGAGAGCATATCTACGAGTACAAAGGAGAGCAATACCTAAGAATGACTATGGGTGCTAACAAGGATGGTGCTAATGAGTATGGTCAAACCCACAAGATTTGGATTGACGAATACAAACCAGATGCCAATGCTAACGCTAATAACAACGCTCCGAAGAAGGAGGCTGTTAATTCAGGGGATGGGCTACCATTCTAATCAATAACTAAGATGGGGGTAGGGCGATAGTTTTATCCCCATTTTTATTATATCAATATGAAAACTAGATTTATAAATATCAATGTTTCCTTCATGAATAAATCACTTAGTGTCACCGAAAGCGCATTGCTTTCTTTAATAAAGGGATTGAGTAAGAAGAAAGGTTACTGTTTCGCTTCAAATAAGGCGATTTCCGACACTTTAAACATATCAGATAGGAACTTGTATAGGTTGCTTAATAAACTCGAAGCACAGGGCTTTATAGAGCGTGATACTAAATCCACTGGACACTATGGAAAAGAGCGTAAGATTAGATTATCTCCAAGTGCCAATATGGCAGATTATAGTATATAGTTATATATATAAAAATAAAAAAAATATATATACCATGTTATATTTATATATTACAATATAATGATTTTAGAACAGAGCTTCAGTAGTTTAGGCATAAGGGTAAAGAACAATGGTGTACAACAAAAAGTACAATGTCCTAATTGCATAAAACTGGGTAAAGAGAACTACAAGGATACTTGTCTAAGTATCAATTTAACAGAAGGATTATATAATTGCCATAAATGTGGATGGCATGGCGTATTGAAAACAAACAATTCATCAATGATAGAAACAAAGAAAAGCTATAAGAAACCCCAAAAAAACAAATTAAAGAAACTTACGAAGCAAGGCAGAGCATTCCTTAATGCCAGAGGAATAACAAACGAGGTTATTAATAACAACAAGATAGTATCATCTGTAGATAACAAGAGTATTGTTTTTCCTTATTTTGTAGATAACGATATAGTAAATTATAAAACACGAGGTATCGATGGCAAATTCTTTACGCAATCTAAAGATGCCGAACCAGTAATATACAATTATGATAATTGTAAGGAGCAAGATACCATTGTAATATGCGAAGGTGAAATGGATTCATTATCTTGGGAAGTGGCAGGTATACCATTCCACACAAGTGTAAACATGGGTGCGCCTAATCCTAATGATAAAAACATCGACAAGAAGTTAGAATGTATCACTAACTGCTACAGTGTGTTTCAGAGTGCCAAAATAATCTATATAGCTACCGATAATGATGATAATGGAAGAAACCTTGAGAAAGAGCTTGTAAGGAGGTTTGGTGCTGATAAATGTAAATTAGTAGATTTAAGACCGTTTAAAGATGCTAATGAGGTATTACTCCAAGAGGGTGTAGAAAGTCTAAGAGAACGTCTTAAAACGTCTCACAGCCCTAAGTTAGAAGGCATCTTTTCAGTAGAAGATGTTAGTGATAGTATGTTAGATGGTTATCACAATGGTCAAGAAAGAGGTACTACAACTTACATACCTGCTGTGGATAGTGCTTGGACTTGGAGAAACGGAGAGGTAAATATCTGGACAGGATATCAAAACGAAGGAAAGTCAATGTTCTTGAATCAATTGGCAACAATCAAAGCGTATTATGATGGTTGGAAGTTTGGAGTGTTCTCTCCTGAGAATATGCCCATGAATGATTTCTTTAATGACATTATTGAAATGTATATGGGTAAGAGTGCCGACCCATTCTATAAAAGTCATCAGATGTCTCTTAGTGAATATAGGGATGCCATGGATTTTGTAAAGAAGCATTTCTTCTTAATATACCCCAAGAAAGATTTTACCCTTGATAACATTTTTCATCGAGCAAGTTATTTAGTTAAGACAAAAGGTATTAGAAGTTTAATCATAGACCCATACAACACAGTTCAACATAAGATGAACAGAGGTGAAAGAGAGGATTTATATATCTCCAGGTTTATGAGTGAGCTTAAAAGGTTTGCCTTGGATTACAACATTTCAATACATTTGGTGGCTCACCAAGTAACCCCATCAAAAGGTGATGATGGTAGGTATTTTAAACCAGATGTAAATAAGATTAAAGGTGGAGGTACATTTGCCGATAAAGCCGATAATGTGATGTTTATATGGAGACCAGAGAGAGCATTAGATTTCTCTAATACTGCTGTAATATTCGGCAGTCAAAAGATAAAGAAACAGAAGTTAGTTGGGATACCACAAGAAGTTCATGGGATTCACTTTGACGTTAAATCGCAAAGATATATGTTTAATAATTCAACACCGTTTACGGATATAGATGCCAAAAGAAGTTAAAATTATTTTACCGACTCATTCATTTAGTGGCAAAAAGAAACTGTATTTGAATCTTAATCAGTATAGGAATTGGCATCATTCTGTTAGTGGTAACGTCAAACGTAACTACTATTATTCAATACAGGATAAATTAGACTTTCAGTTTAGCGGCGAGGTATCTATTCATTATGAATACTATGCTCCTGATAAAAGAGTTAGAGATTTAATGAATGTAGTGAGTGTGGTAGATAAGTTCTTCCAAGACTCTATGGTAATGTGTGGTTGTATATTAGCAGATGACACAAGTATCGTTAAAAATATAACAGCTAAGTATATGGGAATAGATACAGGTAATTCACGAATAGAAGCAACAATTAAATCAGTTTAATATGTATGTACAATTTTTCCCTATATATGGGGCGATGATAGGAATCAATTACTGGAATACAGAACTTGATACCGATGAAGATGTAGAGGAAATAGAACACCTCATACAATTTATGTTTTTTATAATAGGTATATCATTTCACTTTTGGAGAAAGAAAGACTAATAGATTTACTGGCAAAGAGTCATAAAGATTGGGTCAACATGGCAAAATCTTTCGGATGCACAAAGGAGCAATCTCATGAGTTAGTTCAGGAGATGTATGTTAGGCTGAATAAATACATAGATAAAAAGGACAAGATTATGTATAATGAATCTGAAGTCAATACATATTATGTCTACGTTACTTTAAGGAATTTGTTCTTGTCTGGGTTTCATAAGGGAATAGACAAGCATCACTTACCTTTGAACGATGCTGTAGATGTTGAATCGAGTGTTGTAAATTACGAGAATGAAGATACTTTTAATACGCTTGTAGATGAAATAGAAGGGGTTGTATCATCATGGTACTGGTATGACAAGAAGATATGGGACATACATTTCTATAAGAAAATGAGCATGAGAGGGATAGCAAGAGAAACTAAGATAAGTTTAAGTTCAATTTTTAATACGCTTAGTAATGCTAAACAAAAAGTCAGGGAAAAAACCGAAGAATATTATGAAGAATACAGGCAAACCAAGTAGGGGGTTAGGAGACACTATTGAGAAGATAACCACAGTTACTGGCATCAAGAAAGCAGTAGAATGGCTCTCCGATGGAAAAGACTGTGGATGCGACAGGAGGCGTGATTTTTTGAATAAGATGTTTCCTTATAAGAAAGTAGAATGTCTTTTAGAGCCAGAGTATGAGTTTTTAAACAAGTACTTTATAGCCAATAAGAATTCTATAACACAAAGCACTCAGAGGGATTTAATAAATATATTTAACAGGGTATTCAATGAAAAAGCAGTTCCTACAAGTTGTAGTCCTTGTTTTAAAAACAGAATCCATAACGAATTAAAAAAAGTGTATGAACAGTACAAGTCTGATAAAGAACAGAAATAAAGTAAAGCAAGTTATAGACTTTACAGGAGTGCAGAATGGAAAGCTCCACCCATCAGATATTGATGGTGTACTCGAATTTGATAATAAGGTTTTGATTCTAATAGAGGTCAAACGTAAATTCAAACCTATACCTACTGGACAGAGGTTGCTATTGGAGAGAATTAGTGATAGTTGGCACACCAACGAGAAGTCTATCGTTTTAAAGGTAGAACATGAGTGTGATGATGAGAATATAGACATCCCTCTTGAGCAATGTAAAGTTACGAGAGTGTACTATAAAAAGCATTGGGTTACACTTCCAGAGCCACAAGGATTTGTAAACTACGTTAATAATTTAGGGAAAGAGTGGGATTGTAAAAAATGTAAATTTTAGATTTATGGGAGATAGTATCTCAAGCTATTGGAATAGAAATGACACAAACGGTAAACCGACAAAAACAAAAAGACTCAAAGACGTTAGCGACCCTATAGTGGAAAGCGTAAAGACGATGCTCACTGTTAGAAGTAAGATTGGTGTAGCAAAATACAACACCACCTTGTATGATAATGAGCTTACTACGACACAATGGTTACAGCATCTACAAGAGGAATTATTAGATGGAGCTTGTTATATAGAACGATTAAAGAAAGACTTAGAGCAGTGAAAGAGACTACGCTTATAAATATGAGAAGGGAAATAAAAGAACTCCAGATATTCTGCGTAGCTCTATCCCGAAGACTAGACAAATTAGAACCAAGTAATAACGATAAAAAAGAATAATTATGCCTTTAAACATGAAACCCAAGAAGTACGAGGAAAAAGCAGACTTCAATAAAAGATGTATGAATAATGCAAAGATGATTCAAGAATTCCCCGATAGAGAACAACGCTTTGCTGTATGCCAAACTCATTGGAAAGGAAACTTTGACCCAAAACAATAAAATGTTAAAGTTCTTGTAGTTGTTTAAATTTTTGTATAGATTTGCTTAAAACTATACGATATGAAAGTAATACTCAACTTACCCAAGTTATTTATTATATTCCTACTTTTAGCGTTCTTCTATATACTTGAAGTTATCGTGTATATAGTGTACTATCTGATAGAATCCCCACTTAATTTTATAGGGAGTCGGATAGAAAAAATAATAAGGAAACTATTAAGTTACGTTAGATAATGGGAAAGACAAAAGAACTTATGGAACAAGAATGGTTCTATGAATCACAAAGAGCAGAACTTCATTGGATGGAGCAAGAATACGAACAATCAAAACATAAATATGCAAGAAAGTATAACCACCTTAGACAACAGAGTCTGGGATAAGAAAGAACTCCTTGATAAGATGATGGATGATGAATTCTATTATCATTATCTTGGAAGAAATGCTCTGTCGAGCAGTGCCATTAAAAAGCTTTTAGATTCTCCTAGAGCTTATGAGGATTCATTACTCTCAGGGTCTAAAACTAATCCTGCTTTTGAATTTGGATGGCTATTCCATACTGCTATACTTGAGCCTCATGTGTATGAGAAGCAGGTGTTTGTCGATGTAAAGAGTAGGAACACAAACGTATTTAGAGAGGCTTTAAGTGAGCATCCTAGACCATTCACTTGGAAGGAGAAGCATGATGTAGAAAGACTCGCAGAATCATTCTATAACAATCCTAAAGCTGTTGATATGATGCAACACACTAGAAAGGAAGTCCCTGCTATTGGCAATCTATTTGGGATGCCATTTAGAGGCAAGGCAGATATCCTTGGAGATGGATATATTGTAGATTTAAAAACCACAGGAAACATAAGTAAATTTGAATACTCTGCAAGGGAATATCTTTATAGATGTCAAGCCTTTATTTATTGTAAGTTATTCGATATAGATAGAGATGATTTTACTTTTATAGCTATAGATAAATCTACTGGCACTATAGGATTCTATGGGGTTAGTGAGAGGTCTTTCAACGCAGGGAGATATGATGTGGAACAAGCTGTAGATATTTACAAGGAATACTTCATAGAAAAGAATAAGGAAGTTTACGACTATGAATTAGAGGGGGATATATAATGTATAGACCTTTGCCAGATTGTTTAGAAATAAAAGATAGTGAAATACATGGGCAAGGTGTATTTGCTAAACAAGACATAATAGCAGGGCATAACCTAGGGATAACACACCTTGGACTGGTGGGTCAATACAGGACACCATTAGGAGGTTTTTTAAACCATAGTGATAACCCTAACTGCTTTATACATGATAATGAAGCACAGAGCTTCCTATACTCTGTTAGACCTATTAGTAGAGAAGAAGAATTAACAGTATATTATAGAAAGTACGATGTATGAAACTATAACAATTTTTTACATAACAGCAATTGCGGTTTTATTGGTGGTTATGTTTTTAGACAAATAAAATGTATTTAGACAAGAAAGAATGTTTTGACGATATCCTCCACTCTCTTAGATTGGGAATTCTTCATGAAGCGGATATAAGATACCTCTTAGACTTCTATAAGGAGACTGAGAATTATGAATGTTGTCAGGGTGTTGTAGATGCTTACGTTGAATTTAAAAGAGAAATAAGTGGAATTAAAACAAATTAGAGAATTAGTAGAATTAGAATTTAAAATAGATATATCTCAGGCAACAAGGATAAGGGAGGTTGTTTATGTTAGAAACTTATATTATAAGTTAGCAAGAGACTATACTTCGTTTGGGTATTCTGATATAGGTAAAGAGATAAATAAAAATCATGCAACGGTAATTCATGGGGTTAAAACTATGGAGGAGGTAGTGTTACTTTATGACTCTAAGTTTATAAAGGCTTACTCTAAAATATCAAGAATACTTAACAAGCTGACAAATGACCCTAAGAAATATCTTGAGCCTGATAGTTACTACAGAGAGAAGTACAAAGAATTGGTGTTTGAACATAGGAAGCTTATCCATATATTTAGAGATGTAGATAAGGAATTAAAGCGTGTTAAAGGACTGGAGGTTTGTTGTGAGTAGTGAGGATGGTAAAAGACCAATGAAAAGAAAGGTTGATGGCAGACGTAATAACGGTGCTGTCAAAGGTGTCTCCAGAGGTCAAGGGAGACCTCGTAAGAATGCCGATAAAGACATAGCAGGTATGACCCTCAATGCCATGAAGAAAGCTTTTGGTAGCGAGGAGAAGGCTTGGATAGAGGTTGCTAAACTAGCAAAGGATGGCTCAGTTCAACACATGAAGTGGCTCCTTGAATATCGTTATGGGAGACCGAAAGAACAACAGAACATAAACATAGACACTAAGGTTAATATACCAGTGATAGACTTTAGTCAACCCAAAACAATAGATATAACACCAGAAGAAGATGGCGAGAGCAAAACAGATTAGAGACCCAAAGAATTTCCCACAGGACTTTTGGAATTACTTAGTGAATCCAATATTGGGATACTATGTGAAACCTGCATCGAAGGTTTGGGGTAAACGTAATAAGAAGGATGAATAAAGTAAATCTAAATCCTAAATACCAATCTCTGTTCGATTCGGATAGTAGATACAGTGTGATTACTGGAGGTAGGGGTTCAGGTAAATCTTTCGCAGTAACAGTGTTCTTAGTGTTGCTCACTTACGAAAAGAACAATAAAATATTGTTTACTCGTTATACTATGAGTTCAGCGAGTATGAGTATTATCCCTGAATTCATTGAGAAGCTAGAATTGATGGGAGTCATCGAACACTTCACTGTTACCAAATATGAGATTATAAACAATCTAACAGGCAGTTCTATATATTTCTCAGGAATTAGAACCGCAAGTGGAGACCAGACTGCCAAACTTAAATCTATCAGTGGGGTCAATACTTTTGTATTGGATGAAGCGGAGGAGCTTACTGATGAAGAAAGCTTTGATAAAATAGATTACTCTATTCGTGCTAAAGGTGTAAGGAATCGTTGTTTGTTAATTCTAAACCCCACCACAAAAGAACACTGGATATATCAGAGGTTCTACCAGAATAGAGATATACCAGATGGATTCAACGGAGAAAGGAATAACGTAAACTATATCCATACCACCTACCAAGATAACATTGAGAATTTAAGTGGGTCGTTCGTAAATCAATTAGAGGAGATGAGGGTGCGCAGACCTGATAAATTCAGGCATCAGATAATGGGAGGTTGGCTACAGAAAGCAGAGGGTGTAATCTTCACTGACTGGCAGATTGGACAATTCAATGAGGGTGTAGATTTAAAGGCATGGGGCTTGGATTGGGGATTTTCTAGAGATGCCTCAGCTCTTGTAAAAGTTGCCATTGACAAAGATAGAAAAATAATCTGGGCAAAAGAATATCTATATAAAAAAGGATTGGTTACCTCTAACCTGTATGATGAATGCGTAAGACACGCAGGAAAAGAACTAATTATCTGCGACAACTCTGAGCCTAGGCTTATTGCTGAATTGTCCACCAGAGGATTAAATCTAAGCCCTACAATAAAAAAGAAAGGTAGTATCTTGTCTGGTATTGCACTCATGCAAGACTATACTATAAATATAGAAGGGGAGAACCTAATCAAAGAGTTCAATAACTATGCTTGGGCTGTAAATGGCATAAAACCTATTGATTCCTACAATCACCTTATCGACTCATTACGTTATTGTGTGCAGTATATGTTGACTCGTTCAGTGCCGAAAGGAATGTATATTGTAAAATAAATTTGGTGGAGTCAAAAATAATTTATAGATTTGAATATATTTAGTTGATAATAAAATTTAATACTTAGTTTTTCATTTGTTTTTTTAGTTAATTATGTTTGTTTAGAGAGCCACCTGTAAAAGGGTGGTTCTTTTTTTGTTAAAGTTTTGTTAAAACATTTGGCAGTTGGAAAATAATTACTATCTTGCACTCGGATTAACATTAAAACTATATTATTATGAGTATTACATTAAAAGAAATTCTAGACAAAGTATCGAATGGCAAAGTATTCTCTGCCAAATTCGTTAAGAAAGATGGCTCTATTAGAACCATGAACTGTAGAACAGGTGTTGTAAAACACGTCAAAGGTAAGGGTAGAAACTTCGACCCAATCACAGCTAATCTTATCCCAGTATGTGATATGAATTTACTTGCTAAAGGAATGGAGGAAGATTCCTACAGGTTCATCAATTACAGTAAACTTATCTGGATTCAGATAGAAGGTAAAACGTTTAACTTTAAAAACAAATAATCATGACTAAGAAATTTGAACAAGTAATAGACTTCTACAATACGACCACACCAGAACAATGGTGTTACTTTCTGAATCTGATTTCAGATAGGATTTCAATACCCACTCCCAAGAATGATAAAGATGGGAATAGCTATATAGATTGTGTTGGTATATCTCAAGAGGCTCCTGTATGTCCCAATGGAGCTACAATACAAATCAATACTGAAGACTTTGAGAATCACACTAACTTACTTGAATCATGAAAACACCAACAATGAAAATAACACAGCGAAGCCCAGAGGCTTGTTATGTTACAATAGAAAACCAATTTGGTAAATACACATTCTACATTGATAACTCTACTGGAGAACAAATTATGAAATGTTGGAGTGAGGAAGAACAAGACCCAGTAAAAGTAATGCATGATATCTGGAACGCATGATAGACCCAACAAACGACCCAGAAGGAGATATCTTTGAAGAAATAGTAGGAGATACCTTAGATTCTATAGAGAACAATCTATCGTTTATTATAGATGAATATCTTAATACCTCCGCAGTAAAGGGAGAATGGCATGAATGGTTTTATGACAATAGAAATGAAATCAAGGAAGCTATACTGGATAAGATTAAAATAGATTTATAATGGAACATTTAGTATCAGAATGCTGTGGTGCAACTCCATGGCTCGGAGAAACAGAAAGCGAAAGATGTGGAGACTGCAAAGAATGGACAGAATTTATACCAGAAGAATGAGAGGTATAGATAAGTTGTGTAGATTTAACGAGCTTAGTAGGGGGTCTCAGATTGAGGCTCTCTACAATGAGCGTAATGCCACAATGAAAGCAGGTTATTATTATGCTGATGAATCTATCAACAGTTTATTTGAATTTGCCGAAATCGTAGGGAGCAAAGTAACCGACTTCAATATCAATTTCTACGACGAAACAAAAGAAAGTTACTGTAAGTTCAGAACTGTTTGGAAGTATAAAAATATAGATTGGTATGAGATAATAGAAAACCTATCTAAGACCGATGGGCTGTTCACCGGATACTTTGCAGATGTCCACCTATTTAGATGCCTCAGAGAGTGCGTTTATGAGGACAAGGAGCTTAACCCTAACACAATCCTTAAAGAGTGCTTTGGGGCTTGGCTGAGTGCCTGTAGGGAGGAAGCAAATGTGTATCTTAGTGAAGATTATCTACAAAATAAGTTTTTATCTGGAGACTTCTTGTTTCTAGAGGATGGGACTTACTTTTCAAGAGGGGATAATCCCCTAAGTTATTTAGTTTAATTTAAAACAATAAGAAAATGGAATCATTATTAAAACAACAACAAGAGAAACTTGCCAACATGGTGCAGTTTAAAACCCAGAACAAAAAGAAATTTGAGATGGGAGTAACAGACAACCATGATTCTTTTAAGTTCTTTAAGTACAACAGAGCTATTAATAAAGCTAATTTAAAGAATGTCAAGAAATCTCTCCAGAAGAGAGGTCAGATAATGCCAGTGCTGATAACCAAAGACTTTAAAGTTATAGATGGTCAGCATAGGGTAGTAGCTCTACAGGAGCTTGGATTGCCAATTCATTACACTATATGCTTTGATTACATAACCAATGATGTGGAGGAGGTTAATAACGTAGGGAAGAACTGGGACATCAGAGCAAGGGTAAATAACTTAGCCGAGCATGGAGATGTAAATTATATTGAACTTTTAAATATGTATAAAGAATGGGGTCATACATTTTCGGAAGGCACTATCAATGATGCTTTTTTTAAAACAGGTGTAAATTCATCTAAACCAATAAGAGAAAAATCATATACTATACATAAAAATCTTGGAACTGAAGTTTTAGAAAATGCTATAATCATGAATGATATTGTGCCTAAAGCAACTCAAAATAAATTTGTGAGAGCGTTAAAAACTGTTATGATAAGTAATACTAATTTCGATATAGATACTCTTAGATATAAAGCCGAGAACAGGAGATTAAATGTATATAACAATGAGGGTGAAATCAAAGATGAAATCATTGAAGTTTATAATTACCGCACCAGAGAAGCTAAGAGAATAAAATAAATTCAATAGGTGTAAATTCAATACCCTCAAATGTGAATTCAATACCCCCCAATGTGAATTCAATACCCCCTTTTTTGGGGGTTTTTTTATTGCCTATTTTACATAATTTTTAATATGTTAAAGTTTTGTTAAAATTGCCAGAATAGTTTTTTGGTTTACCTTTTTTTCTACTTTTACGGGTGAAACATTAATTGAGTATTAACTAAAATTTAAAACGATGCGAAAAAATTATTATGTATTTTACAACAGTGAAACTCAAAAGTTTGAGGTTATAGACTGCACCCACCACCAAAACCAACCAGTGGTTAAATCTTTTAGCTATGAATCCTCAGCCTATAAATTCATGAGTAAATTAAAATCAACTATTAACTAAAATTATAAAACAATGGAAAACACAAAACAACAAAACAAAGTAATTACAGTACTTGAAACAGTAAGCAAAATTTTACTCACGCTTATTTTTTTAGCTTTATTTACATTAATAATAAAACATTCATAAATATGAAAACAACAAAACACATTAAAGAACTATCGAGGGAACTCACAAAGAATGAAGAACCACAATATCGGGAAACATCAAAAGACTATATTTTGCAGGAACTCACCAGGATAAAAAATTCTCTTTTAAATGGTCGATTTTATGCGGGTGTTGTTTCTGTGAGTCGCTCTGGAATGAGCCGAAAAATAAAACTTGCCTACGTTTATAAAAATGAGCTTAGAACAATCAGAGACCCTCAAATTTTAAAACTCGCAGGGGTTAATAAAAATGGTAGTATTTCGGGCTGTGGTATGGATATGCTTTTTCATGCTCAATATACCCTATTTCATAACCTCCACACAAACTATAAAAAAGCTAATTATCAGAACAGATTAAAACCCTATAAAAACTATTAAGATGGAGCAAAGCAAAAAAGACAAAGTACTTAACCAGATTTTCAACAGTGATATTGATGGCATATTGGAAATCAAAGAAAATAGATTTAGTAAGTCAATTACTTACACTATGAAAAATGGCAAATTAGTAACAGTTCAAAAAACGTTTAATAATCTTTACCACTTTGATAACTACTATAATAGGTTATTAATGGCGGGGTGTGATATATTAAGCATGGAAAATAAATCATTAACTTAAATAAATAAATTATGGATATATTTATAACAAAAGTAAATCATGGTTATTTTGAGTACTCAACTATACATAAAAATATATGTGTTCGGCATTTATATGATACCAATAATAAAGCAAGAAACAAAAAGCATTTTAGAGAATATGTAAAAACCTATACTGATTATGGCAAATAAAATACAATTTGAACACAATAGAAAAAGTAAAAAGGAATTGAAAAAATTTATACTACTTGATAAAGTAGATGATGGATTTAATTATTTTTTAGATTACAGATTGGAAGAACTTAAATCAGATGACAAATATTATATAAAATCTTTTATGGATTATATAGAATGTTTAGAAACAAGAGTAGACAGATTATCAAAACAATTAAACAGTAAATAAAATTAAACCTTAATACTAATTAATTAAATTTAAGCGCACATTTAGGGCGCTTTTTTTATACCCTATATTTAGGTAAATGGTTGTAAATCAATAAAAGAGAATTAAAAAGAGGGTGAATGGGTGGCTTCCTATCCTCTCACACGCATTTTAAGGCACTTTTAAGAGCGTTTCACAATTAAATAAGGGTAAGATACCACTGAGATAATTTTAGAGCGTCTCAGAGCTTATTTTAGAGGACTCTGCCTATGTTTGACTTACTAGAGTATATTAGCCTACACTCTACACAAACAACAATCTCCAACTGCCACTTGGATTAGTCAGATACTTGTATTATATTGCAACGACTATGGCAAGAAAGCGCAAGGAGATGTTTATCGGAATCTACAGGAGCGACCAATGGAAGTGTTGTTCATGGTGCTTAGAGAACAATATAAAGGTGTCTTTAGTGCCGAAAAGATATAACCAAGAAGATTACCAAGTCGAAGTGAATTTATTTGGCGATATAACTAAAAGCGATATAAGATACTCACTTGAAGATGCACAAATGAAATATTGGGAGTTATATTGCTTTCTCCATGACAAATACAATCAAGATTCTCCACATGACTAATTGGCACTAATATATATATAGTTATTTTTTTATCATGTTATATAGCAAGATATACAGTAACACTGTATTTCACATTGTAACTATGTGTATATACAGAGTTACGTTATATAATGTAACACTATAGATATATAACTATATATATTAATATGCCATTTAGGCAGGTGCGGATTATTAAGGTACGTTTTATTGATTTTTAATTATTATATATATGAGAAAAAAGATTGAGTTAGAAGTTCCAACAACTCTAAATGATATTACTCTTGGGCAATACCAAAAGTACATTAAGGTATCAGATGAAAACGAGGGAGCAGATGAATTTCTAAATAAGAAGCTCATTGAAATATTCTGTAACATTACATTGCGTGATGTAGAACAGATACCGATGGTAGAAGCAGAGAAGGTTATAAATATCCTTGGAGAAGCATTTAAAGAAAAACCTAGTTTGATTAGGCACTTTAATCTTCTTGATGTTGAAATGGGGTTTATCCCTAAACTTGATGATATCTCACTTGGAGAATACATAGACTTAGAAAATACTATTTCTGATTGGCAACAAATGCACAAAGCCATGGCAGTGCTTTTCCGACCAGTTAATTTCAAATCTAAGGATAAGTATACCATTGCTCCTTACTCTCCAAATGAGGACATTCAGAATCTCATAAAAGAGATGCCGATGGATGTTGTAATGGGGGCGATGGTTTTTTTTTACGCTTTAGGGAAGGAGTTGTCTCTAGCTACCCTGAATTATATGGAGATGGAGATGCGGAAGAATCCACAGACCTCTCAGCTCAAGGAAACTTTAGCTCAAAGTGGGGTTGGTATCAGTCGATTTACGCAATTGCTAAAGGAGATGTCCTCAAATTCGATGACGTTACCTCACAAGAGCTTTTCAAGTGTTTAAACTATTTAGTGTTTGAAAAGGAGAAGAATCAATTAGAAGCTCAGATGATTAAAAAAGCTTATAAGAAATAATGAAGACATATTACAACCTTATTGACAATATCTACAATTATTTAATTGGAAACAATAATATCAATACCGTAACATTCGGTGATATAATGGAGGTAGACTTGTCCAAACAGACAATATTCCCACTTGCCCATGTTAATGTAAACGATGTCACTTTCGATGAATTTAAGATGACCTTTTCGATGAATGTTATAGTGATGGATATTGTAGATGAAGATAAAGACGATAAACAAGGGGTGGCAAAACCTCACTTGGGATTGGATAACAAACAAGATATTCTTAATTCAATGCTTACTGTTGTTAATGGATTGCAAAGCTCACTTCGTAGAGGTGGCATGGAAACGAATGACTTTGAACTTAATGAAGCTGCAACTGCGAGTTTGTTCGAGGATAGGTTCGAGAATCTGCTCACTGGTTGGTCAATGGTTATCAATATAGAAGTCCCCAATAATGATATGGCACTAATTAACGCTGATGGTACGTCATGTCTATAGTTGCTAAATTCAAAAATACAGATGCCTACATGAAATCATTCTCTAAGAGATTGGTTGAGCTTCTGCGTATTGAATTAGAGCGTAACAGAACAAGAAGCGGTTCAAGAGGCAGTTATAGTGGAAAAATTAATGATACAGGAGAATTAGCAAGAAGTCTTAAATCAATGTATCAAAAAACGGATTCAGGATTTTCATATGATATTCGAGGATTGGAATATGGTAAGGCAGTTGATGAAGGTAGAAAAGGTGGTAGACCTCCTTCTACAGATGTATTAATACCTTGGATACAAAGCAAACCTATAAGGTTAAAAGATGCAACTGGTAAGTTTGCTAAGGTTAAAGATAAACAGTATAGAATAAAGCAATTAGCATTTGCTATACAAAAGAAAATAAGAAGGGAAGGAATACGCCCTACAAATTTTATAGGGGATGCTATAGAGATTGCGATGCAACAAATAAATTCTATAGCAGAACCAATAGAAAAAGATATACACCTCAACTTAGATGAGATATTCAAAAGGGCAGGTTACACTAAAAAAGGAGACGATTATATAATAGAATAATTATGGCAACATCAACAGGCGAAGTAGAAAAAATAAATGTTAGGAGTCCGTATTACTTGACTGTAGACTCTCAAGGGTCACCATCTAGCGGAGAGCCAACACCTCCAGAATACGACCCTCCTGCAACAATAACTCAACCATTGGGGTGTGGAGAACAAATTAACATAGGAGAGGACGTAGGTATTCGAGTCTACGAAGTAGATGTAACTAATAGAAGTGGTTCTTTCACTGTAAATTTCACCATCAACATCCCTGTAAAAATCACACATCAATTAACAGAAGATTCGTCTCCCACAGTTGTAGGATATAAGGGTAATAATCAATATGAGCAACAGCTTCTTGATATGGAGATACCTGCTTCTGAATTAACTGGATTGAGTAGCGGAACAGCACAAGGTGGAATTCCAATTACAAGAAGTACAGATTCAGCTTCTACACTTACTATAACAGTAGAAGCTCCTCTGGCTACTGATGATTATCAGTTAATAATGAGTTGCCCTGACGAAACAGCAGCACCAGTATCTACATTTTCATTGCCTAGTTCAATACCTACTAATACTAATTTATTGAATGGCTCACAAACTCTTGGGATAGTCTTTCGTGGTAATTACACACATAGTTTCCTATCATCAGTATCTTTAAAGGTTTATATTAGTGGCTCTCTTGTAGAGACCATTAGCCCTGCTTCACTTGACATGGGAGGTGGCGATAATCCAACAATCATATTTAGTAATATCTCTGGATTAGATTGGGCTACAGGTTCTTTCCCTGACAATCCCAATTTTCAGACTCCACTAATTATAGATAATTCATCATTTATCTCTGGTGATAATAAGATAGAATTAGAGTTTAACTGGGATACGAGCTTGTGGAATAGTAATTTTCTTTTAGATTTAACATCTTTTTATAGAACAGGAATATTCAGAAATACAACCGCTAACGCATATCAGTTTGCGTATCCTTATTATCAAAATCAATTTAGTTTTTATGGAGCTACAGATAGATTCACTACAGAGGTTAGACAAAAGGCTATCGATAGGTTCTTTTACTACAGTTCTGGCGTAAGATATAGTTTTATTTATAACACAACAACAGGGAGAGTTTCTAATTCAACAGATACTAATAGATTAGATATTTTTGAACAAGATAATGCATTTTAAAAGAATAGAGTTTAGATAAAAAATAATCATGGCAACAATATCAAAAGCTAAATTAGAAATATATATATACACTGGCGTAGCAGGGGAAAGACCAAGCGACCCTCAATATACTCTAGAAAAAAGTCTAATTCCAGATGAGGAAATTATAGTTTTTGAGGTAGCTGAATTGGTGAAAGATTATATAGACGTTTACTTCAATGGGGATTATAGTTCTATAAAACAAACTGCATGGGTAGATTTTGTCATTACAAGAACTTTTAATGATGGTTCTGTAGATGCAATTCCTTTAGAGAAGAGGTCTTTAGCATTTCTTGGATACGGTGAATTTGAAGATGGAATAAATCCAACATTAAGTAAGGGTTTTTTGGCATCAAACACATATTTCTACGTTAAATGTGGAGAGAGAGCTTTTATACCAGTCTATGTATCTACAGATGGTGTTTATGAAGTTGAGTATCTAATAGAAGGAACGTCTATATCTAAATATGTTATTGGAGGGTCTGTTACAAATACAACAATAGATACGGATGAAAAAAGAATAAGCACAATAGACGATAATTATAGAATAAGCGAAGTTAGTGTAAGGACAGCCGATTCAGAAGGATTTCAAGAGCAAACGGAAGTGCCGCTAAATGCTGATGAAGTAAAAGTAACGCATCCTGACGGGACTGTAGAAACAAGATATATAAGATGTCTAGACGAATGTAAATACACTCCTCATAGAGTATCCTTCTTGAATAAATTTGGAGTGATGCAAGATTTGTGGTTCTTTAAACGTAGAGATGATTCTTTCGAAGCTGAAAGAGATGATTACAAACGTTCAATACTAAATATAGGGTCTACAGGGGTTTCTTATAGCCAGTATGACCATTCAAAACAAGCTACAGATGTTAGAGCATCAGAAATGCTTAAAATGAACACAGGATTCATTACAGAAGACCACAATGAAGTTATAAAACAACTCATGGTGACTGAACATTGTTGGATTCACCAAGATGGAGACATCACACCTGTAGTTCCCAAAACCACTTCATTCCAAGAGAAAAAAGAAGTGAATGAGAAGCTCATAAACTTTACAGTAGAATTCACTGTAGCAAACAACTATATCCAAGATATTAGATGATAGACGTACAGTTATATATTGACAAGAGTAGTGACGATAATCAAGAATATGCTAGGGTTGATTTATTCGAGGATGAATCTATGACGTTGATTTCTTCTATACAAGATATAAAAGACTTCTCTAAGATATTCGCTGACTACTCAAGAACATTTAAGATTCCTGCTAACGATAGGAACAATAAACTGTTTAAGCATTTCTATAACCCAGATGTCAAAGGATTCAATGGTGCTACTAAAAAATTAGCTAAAATACATTTGAATTATATGCCTTTTAGGGAGGGTTACATATACCTACAGTCCACAGAGATGAAAAATAACAAGGCGGCTAGTTATACTATTATATTCTATGGAGGTCTTATTAAACTAAGAGAGGCTTTAAAGGAAGAGAAATTAACCGCATTGGTTTCTAATTTAGATTCAGACTTAGAGAGGCTAACTTATAACAGTGCAACTGTAAAGGAAGGACTTACTAACGGTTTGTTTGGTGGGGATATTATATACCCTCTCATAACATCAGAAAAAAGACTATATCACGACTCTTCTTCTGCATCCCCTAATTATGATGGCAATATATATCACGATTCCTCATCACCAGATTCGACAAGAGGGGTTGCTTACACAGACCTAAAACCTGCAATAAAAGTAACTAAACTAATAGAGGCTATAGAATCTAAATATACCTTATCGTTCACAGGATTCTTCGATACTACACCACTGGATAATCTATATCTTTGGTTATCAAGAGAGAGTGGAGAGATAATAAATTATGGCACATCAGGAGAAATATCCAACAGCAAATCTATAA